GGCAACCAGCTGGCGTCGACCCTGCCGGCATCGGACAGCAGCACCTCGGCGCTGGAGTTCGACGGCCTGCTGACGATCGCCAGCAAGGCCTCGCTGGGCGCGTACTACAACGCCTTCGCGACCGGCACGCCCGGCGTCGGCACGACGCTGACCGCTGCCGGCGGCCGCGTGGTCGAGATCGACACGGCCCTGGCCTGGTGGTTCGATCGGTACCGCCTGCAGCCGAACACCATCTACGTGAACTTCCGGCAGTTCCAGAAGATCACGAACCTGGTGCTGGGCCAGACCAACCCGAACGTGATGTTCACGGTCGACCCGAACAACGCCACCCAGGCGCTGACCGCGGGCCGCAACGTCGGGAAGTACCTGTCGCCGATCGACGGCAGCGTGATCGACATCGTGGTGCACCCGAACCTGCCGCCTGGAACGATGCTCTTCCGCACCGTGCGCATCCCGGCCTACCTGGACGGCGTCAGCGACCTGTGCCGCATCCGCACCCGGCGCGAGTACTACCAGATCGAGTGGCCGCTGCGCACTCGCAAGTACGAGTACGGCGTCTATGCCGACGAGGTGCTGCAGCACTACTTCCCGCCGAGCCTCGGGATCATCACCAACGTCGCGAACTGATCGGCGGTTCGCGAGCACCGAGGGCCCGCCACGCGCGGGCCCTTTTTCCTTCTCAGGAGATCCACATGGACAAGATCAAGCTGGTGCCGCCCGAGGGCGTCACCTCCTTCTCGTGCAACGGCGAGCAGTTCGACGCCGACGACAAGGGCCACATCACCGTGCCTGCCGGCTACGCCATCCAGGCCTATGCCTTCGGCTTCGGCAACGTGCCGGCTGAAGAAGCGCCGACCAAGGCCGAGAAGATCGCCGCCGCCAAGGAGGCCGTGAAGGCCGCCAAGGAGGCCGTGGCCGCCGCGCAGGGCGACGAGGAGAAGGCCGCCGCCCAGGCTGCGCTCGCCGCAGCCGAGGAAGAACTGAAGGCCGCCAAGGCCTGAAACCCGGGCCATGGCCGACCTCACCACCGCCTCCGCGGTCAAGGCCTACCTGGGCCTGACCGGCACCGAGCTGGACAGCCTGCTCTCGGCTCTCGTGTCCCGCGCCAGCGCGGCCATCGAGAACTACCTGCAGGGCAGCGTGAAGAGCGCCAGCCATGTGCAGAACTGCCACGGCCACGGCGGCACGGCCATGCTGCTGAAGAACTGGCCTGTGCAGTCGGTGCAGTCGGTGGTGGTGGACGGCCAGGCCATCCCGCCGGCCTCGGCCTGGGGTGAGCCGGGCTGGTGGCTGTCCGACCGCTCGGTGCTACTGTTCGGCTACCGATTCGCGCGCGGGCACGCGAACGTCGTGATCGGCTACACCGCCGGCTGGGACAACGTGCCGGCCGACATCGAGCAGGCCTGCATCGAGACGGTGGCGCTGGCCTTTAAGCGCCGCGACCACGTCGACGTGAGCAGCAAGGCCCTCGCCGGCGAGTCGATCAGCTTCATCACCGCCGAGCTGACGCCGAGCGCGAAGCAGGCGCTGCTGTCCTACCGCCGGGTGGCGCCGCTGTGATCGACGGCCAGGTCAGCGGCGATCGCGAGGTCCTGCGCATGCTGGGCCGGCTGTCGCCCGAGCTGCAGGCCGCCACGGTCAAGGCCACCGGCCGCCTGGTGCTGATGCTGCAGGCTCGGGTGAAGATGAAGCTCAGCGGCGACGTGCTGAACGTGCGCACCGGCCGGCTGCGGCGCTCGATCACCCAGCGCATCGAACAGACCGCCACCGAGGTGTCCGGCGTCGTCGGCACGAACGTGAAGTACGGCAAGGCCCACGAGTTCGGCGGGCCGCAGGAGATCAAGGAACACCTGCGGCTGGTCAAGCAGGCCTTCGGCAAGGACCTGCGCATGCCGGTGTGGGCCACCGTGAAGACGCACACCCGCACGCTGCCGGAGCGCTCCTTCCTGCGCTCGGCGCTGCGCGACCTGCAGGCCTCCGGCGCCATCGAAACCGAGTTCAAGCGCGCCGTCGGCTACGGCGTGAAGGCGGCCACGCGATGACCCGCGAGCCGATCTATGCCGCGCTGTTCGCGCGCCTGGCCGCGATCCCCGGGCTGAAGACCAGCTCGCGCATCCTGAAGCACTGGAACGACGTGCCGGCCGAGCAGCAGCCGGCGCTGTTCCAGGCGCAGACCGGCGAGACGCCGCAGCAGCAGACCGGCGAGCCGACGAAGTGGCTCCTCGAGGTCGACCTGTACCTCTACGTGCGCCGCAACGCCGGTGTGCCGGGCGCGGCGCTGAACCCGCTGATCGACGCCATCGAGGCGACTTTCCCGCTGCACCCGGTCACCGGGCTGCACATGCTGGATGTGCCCGGCCAGCTCGGCATCGAGTGGGCGCGCATCTCCGGCCGCATCGAGACCGACGAGGGCACCTTGGGCGATCAGGCCGTGGCCATCGTCCCGGTGCAGATCCTCGCCACCTGATTTCCCCCTGCGGCGTTCGTCCGCGCAACCACGTCACTTCGAAAGGACGACATCATGCTTCTGACCTTCGGTGCCGGCGAACTGTTCGCCACCATGCTGCAGGACGCCACCGGCGCAGCGATCACCAACCCGACGCCGGTGCGCATTGCCGGCCTGCAGGAGATGTCGCTGGAGTTCAGCGGCGACCTGAAGGAGTTCCACGGCCAGAACCGCTTCGCCATCGGCGTGGCACAGGGCAAGGTCAAGACCGGCGGCAAGTTCAAGGGCGCGCTGATCAACGGCCACGCCCTGAACACGCTGTTCTTCGGCGCCGGCCTGACCAGCGGCACGATGAAGGCGCTGTATGCCGACGTCACCGGCACGGCCGTGCCCGGCACGCCGTACACGATCACGCCGACGATCCCGAGCAGCGGCACCTGGGTGGAAGACCTGGGCGTGGTCAACGCCAGCGGCCTGCCAATGACGCGCGTCGCCTCGGCGCCGGCCACCGGCCAGTACAGCGTGTCGTCGGGGGTCTACACCTTCGCGGCGGCTGACACCGGCATCAAGATGTACATCAGCTTCAGCTACACCTACAGCCTGACGGCTGCGAAGCGGCTGCAGTTCCTGAACCTGCCGATGGGCTACACCCCGCTGCTGAAGATGCACTTCATGAGCAGCTTCCAGGGCAAACGCTCGCTGGTGGTGCTGGAGGCGGTGGTCGCAACGAAGCTGGCGCTGTTCGCGTCGAAGAACGACGACTTCAGCGTGCCGGAGATCGACTTCAGTGCGCAGGCCGACGCCGCCGGCTACTCCATCGGCGACATCTATCTGCAGGAGTGACGGCATGCCGATCGTGAAGATCAAGGGCATCCCGAAGGAACTCGGCGGCACGACGTACATCGTCCCGCCGCTGTCGCTCGGGGCCCTGGAGCAGCTGCACGAGAAGCTCGGCACCTTCGCCGGCGACGTGTCCGACCTCGGCCAGGTGGCCACGGTGATCGACGCGGCGCACGCCGCGCTACGCCGCAACTACCCGGACATGACGCGGGAGCAGGTGGCCGACATGGTGGACGTGTCCAACATGCTCGAGCTGTTCGAGGCCGTCATGGACATCTCCGGCGCGCGCCGCAAGGCGCACGAGGCCGAGGCCGCCGCCGGAGGTGCCGCCACGGGGGAAGGCTGAGCTGGCCGGACCTGTACGCCGACATTGCGTACCGGACCGGCTGGCCGATTCCCCACATCCGCGACGAGCTGGATCTGCCGACGCTGGAGGCGATGCACCGGCAGTGGAAGCGATACCCGCCGCTGCCGATCCTGATCGCGCACTACCTCGGTGCGGCAAAACCGGAAGCTGCGGCGGATGCAATCACCGACCTGGCTGAGCAGGATGTGCTGCCGGCCCAGCGCCTGAGCGCCAGCGAGTTCGACCAGCTGCTGGCCAGCATGAAGCTACCGACGGGAGCGCCATGAGCGACGACAACCAAGTCGACGTCAAGATCACCGCCAGCAGCGCCGGGGTTGCCCCTGGCGCCTCGCAGGCGCAGGCGGTGGTGCGGCGCATGGTGGATTCGTTCCGCGCCGACTTCGCGGCCATGCGCAACGCCACCAAGGCGGCCATGGACGACATGCGGGAGCAGGTGGTCTCGGCCACCCGCTCCATCGCCGGCTCCTTCGGCGGCCTGGTGGACGTGCTGGCCACCACGAAGGGCGGCCTGGCGGCGCTGGCCGCGGTGGCGGTGGGCGTCGGTCTCGGCAAGGCGGCATTCGCTGCCGCGCAGATGACCGAAGACACCATGGACTTCGCGCGCGCGCTCGGCATGAGCACGAATCAGGCGCGGGTCTACGAGGCGGCGCTGGACGACATCGGATCGACCAAGGGCGAATACGAGGCGGCAGCCAAGGGCCTGTCGCGGAGCCTGCGCGAGAACGAGGCCGACCTGAACAAGCTCGGGCTGGCCACGCGCGACGCCAAGGGGCAGCTGAAGCCGATGAACGACCTGGTGCTCGACGGCATCAAGGTGCTGAACGACTACAAGGCCGGCGCCGACCGCAACATCGTCTCGCAGCAGATCTTCGGCCGCGGCGTCGATGCGTCGTCGAAGCTGCTGCTGCTGAACCGAGACGTCGTCGCCGAGAACGCCAAGGCCATCGAGGAACTGGGCCTGCAGTCCGGCGCGAACGCCGTCGCCGCCTGGCAGGAATTCGACGCGGCCACCGACCGCGCTCAGCTGTCGCTGAAGGGCATGGCCAACGCCATCGGCCAGGCCGTCATGCCGATGATCACCGACCTGATCAAGCTGTTCAACGCGGTCATGCCGGCGGCCATCGTCGTGGTGCGCGGCGCGCTGTCCGGCCTGACCTCGGCCTTCCTGGCGCTGAAGAACGGCATCGTGATCCTGTGGGAGGTCGGCACCGCCGCCTTCTTCTCGCTCGGCGAGTCGATCCGCGTCGTCGTCGAAGCGCTTGGCCGCGCGATGACCGGTGACTTCAGCGGCGCCGTCAACGTGCTGCGCGCCGGCTCGGAGAACGTCAAGGGCTACTGGGCCAGCGCGATGGACAACATGCTGGCCAGCAGCGAGGACACGGCCAGCAAGATCGCGGCGCTGTTCAGCAAGGACTCGGCCGCCGGCAACCCGGGCGGCAGCCCCGGCTCGAAGCGGGCC